ATGATTGATGTCTTAGGGCCGGAGAAACGCAGACGGCGTACCACACAGGAAAAGATCGCAATTGTTCAGCAGAGCTTTGAACCGGGGATGACGGTCTCCCTCGTTGCCCGGCAACATGGTGTAGCAGCCAGCCAGTTATTTCTCTGGCGTAAGCAATACCAGGAAGGAAGTCTTACTGCTGTGGCCGCCGGAGAACAGGTTGTTCCTGCCTCTGAACTTGCTGCCGCCATGAAGCAGATTAAAGAACTCCAGCGCCTGCTCGGCAAGAAAACGATGGAAAATGAACTCCTCAAAGAAGCCGTTGAATATGGACGGGCAAAAAAGTGGATAGCGCACGCGCCCTTATTGCCCGGGGATGGGGAGTAAGCTTAGTCAGCCGTTGTCTCCGGGTGTCGCGTGCGCAGTTGCACGTCATTCTCAGACGAACCGATGACTGGATGGATGGCCGCCGCAGTCGTCACACTGATGATACGGATGTGCTTCTCCGTATACACCATGTTATCGGAGAGCTGCCCACGTATGGTTATCGTCGGGTATGGGCGCTGCTTCGCAGACAGGCAGAACTTGATGGTATGCCTGCGATCAATGCCAAACGTGTTTACCGGATCATGCGCCAGAATGCGCTGTTGCTTGAGCGAAAACCTGCTGTACCGCCATCGAAACGGGCACATACAGGCAGAGTGGCCGTGAAAGAAAGCAATCAGCGATGGTGCTCTGACGGGTTCGAGTTCTGCTGTGATAACGGAGAGAGACTGCGTGTCACGTTCGCGCTGGACTGCTGTGATCGTGAGGCACTGCACTGGGCGGTGACTACCGGCGGCTTCAACAGTGAAACAGTACAGGACGTCATGCTGGGAGCGGTGGAACGCCGCTTCGGCAACGATCTTCCGTCGTCTCCAGTGGAGTGGCTGACGGATAATGGTTCATGCTACCGGGCTAATGAAACACGCCAGTTCGCCCGGATGTTGGGACTTGAACCGAAGAACACGGCGGTGCGGAGTCCGGAGAGTAACGGAATAGCAGAGAGCTTCGTGAAAACGATAAAGCGTGACTACATCAGTATCATGCCCAAACCAGACGGGTTAACGGCAGCAAAGAACCTTGCAGAGGCGTTCGAGCATTATAACGAATGGCATCCGCATAGTGCGCTGGGTTATCGCTCGCCACGGGAATATCTGCGGCAGCGGGCTTGTAATGGGTTAAGTGATAACAGATGTCTGGAAATATAGGGGCAAATCCACAATCCCGGCATTCTTCCGGCAGAAATGATTATTCGCCAGCGCGTAAAGCCAATGCCATCGAGAGAGGAATTGCTTAAGAGAAAGAGTTTCGGTTCTGTTAATGACAACAAATATCTGAATGCGATGTGGCGCAAAGGAGGCAACCAGTGAGCAAGATTGACTATCAGGCACTGCGTGCCAAGGCAGAAAAAGCAACTAAAGGAAGCTACATCGTAGGGCATACATCTGTTAATCGGCACGGCAATTTAACAGGAGTTTTTGTTTGTCAAAAATGGAAAGGAGAACCCGGTGGTGTGATTGCGGAATGTCATGTTAACTGCCTGGTTGAAACAGATGTTGAAGTGGTCAACAAAAGCTGGCCACCGAGTTAGAGTTTTTCCAGTATCGATTTTCCGATTCGTTTGGGGGTAACCCACCGTTATATTCGTGCGGTCTTAGTGCGCTGTAATATCCAACGATATAGTCCGTTATGGCGTGAGCTGCCTCGCTGAAGCTTACGTAACCCACCACCGGCATCCATTCGTTCTTCAGACTCCTGAAGAAGCGTTCCATTGGGCTGTTATCCCAGCAGTTTCCGCGCCGGCTCATACTCTGTCTGATCTGGTATCGCCACAATAACTGCCGGAACTGCCTGCTCGTATAATGACTGCCCTGATCGCTGTGGAACATCACCCCGCCGGGCTTACCACGGGTTTCCCATGCCATTTCCAGCGCTTTCATGGTGAGCCTGCTGTCCGGCGAGAACGACATGGCCCAGCCCACTGGTTTTCTTGCGAACAGGTCGAGAACAACGGCGAGGTACGCCCAGCGCTTACCCGTCCAGATATAGGTCACATCACCGCACCACACCTGATTTGGCTCGGTCACGGCGAACTGCCTTTCAAGGTAGTTAGGGATAGCAACATGTTCATGACCACCACGTTTATACCGGTGAGTCGGCTGCTGACAGCTGACCAGCCCCAGCTCTTTCATGGGCCTGCCAGCAAGCCAGCGTCCCATCTGGTAGCCTCTCCGGGTTGCCATTGTGGCGATGCTTCTTGCTCCGGCCGAACCGTGGCTGATGCCATGTAGCTCAAGTACCTGACTGCGTAATACAGCCCGTCTGCCGTCTGGTTTTTCAGGACGGTTTTTCCAGTATCTGTAGCTGCTGCGATGAACCCCGAACACATGGCAGAGTGTGACCACAGGATAATGCGCTCTGAGTTTCCCGATTATCGAGAACTGTTCAGGGAGTCTGACATCAAGAGCGCGGTAGCCTTTTTTAATATTTCATTCTCCATTTCAATGCGTTGTAGCTTTTTCCTGAGCTCACGGATTTCAATTTGTTCCGGGGTAATGGGGGAGACTTTTGGTGTTTTGCCCTGACGCTCATCACGCAGTTGTTTGACCCATCTTGTCATTGTGGAAAGGCCAACATCCATAGCTTTGGCGGCATCTGCCACCGTGTATTTCTGGTCAACAACCAGTTGAGCGGATTCGCGTTTAAACTCTGCGCTAAAATTTCTTTTTTTCATTGGAGCACCTGTGTTGTTCTGAGGTGAGCATATCACCTCTGTTCAGGTGGCCAAATTCAGTGTGCCACTTCATGTTCAGGCTTATGCAAACGCTGAATTTATTGCTGCTTTTAATCCAAATGTTGCGCTGGCACTACTGGATGAACGGGAAAGAAACCTGCAATACATCAAAAGCCGCGATCAGGAGAACGAGGAAATTGCGCTAACGGTAGGGAAGTTGCGTGTTGAGCTGGAAGCAGCAGAGAACAACCTTATTGATAGTGAATGCCATGTTGCTGAACTGGAAGAAGCGCTACGCGATAAGCAGGCGTTACTTGAAGCCTCAGAAAAGCGCATAGCAGAACTGGAGGCACAGACAGTTACCGTTAAAGAGGTTGGAGATGCTTGATAGTTTTGCGCTCGTTGCACTGGTTGGCATTGTAGCGTTGATTTGGGTGACATCCGGGAATCGGAGGCATAAGTGAACGACAAAGAACTGATTAAAGAAATCAAAGAGCGTATCAGCAGTTTGGATGTGCGAGACAATGTTGAACGCCGTGCTTATGAAATTGCTCTGGCATCGCTGACAGCAGAGCCGGTGGCGTGGAAGGTAACCTTCACGCAAATTGACCGTGAATATAACACGTTCACTGGTATGTATTCTGACAAAGCAGAAGTCGAACGGTGGGTGCGGCTGCATAAAGCATGTAATTTTCGGGCAGATATAACACCGCTTTATACCGCCCAGCCAGTGCCGGTAACTCCGGATGCCTGGATAAGCTGTAGTGAGCGAATGCCAGAAATGGGAGAGCGACAATGCTATGTGTTAGCAGCTGACTTTAAAAACAACTACCCACCAAACATTGGCGCAGTTGTACGGAACGGATGTTGTGCGCATCCGGCAAAACCATCATGAAAACAAGTCGCGCTTTGTTGAGGGGGTACACTTCTACAAGGTCGTTGGTGACGAGCTGCGCGCGCTAAAACACAAAGTAGCTTTAAACTACTTTGTGAAAAGTGCCCCAAATGCACGCCACCTCATCCTCTGGACAGAGCGCGGAGCCGCCCGTCACGCGAAGATGCTCGAAACGGATCAGGCATGGGACGTGTTCGAAAAACTGGAGGACGGCTACTTCAATCAGCGCGAAAAGGTTGCCAACCATCCTCAACCAGTACCGCAACCAGAAAGTAGCCTAGACCGTGCGCGAGCCATGGAAATAGCTTTGAACGTGGCGGATCGACTGGTGAATATGTTCCCGAATCTGTCCTCAGAATCAAAGCAGGCAGCAGTAGCTGGAGTGTTCAACCCGATTGTTGGTCGCGATGTTGTACCTCTGCCAGCTATCTCAGAGCACTACTACTCTGCTACGGAAGTCGGCCAGCGCTACGGTATTTCAGCCAACAAGGTAGGACGCATAGCCAACACCTACATGCTCAAAACAGAAAAGTACGGGAAGTGGTTCATCGACAAATCGGCGCACAATGACAAGCAGGTTGAAACATTTCGGTACAACGAGGCTGGAGTGCACAAAATAGAGGAACTCATCGAAGGAGAGCGAAAGGCTGCATGATTTTGACAAGATAGTTTTCCCCAAATGTGGGGAAAAGCCCGAATGGCGCGGCTTACAGCAAGATAAGGCCTACATGATTTGACAACACCGCATTAACGGGGCTATATTCCGCTTCATGGTGCTGAACACACCTTGCAAAGCGGAAACCGCACCCGTCAGTCATGCGGATTTTTTATGTCCATTTTTCAGATATGGTCGGGTAGCGCGTATACCGAAAAACAGCCGAAAGGTTAAGGATACGGGCCGACTTTGCACGGTGTTCAAGTACCTGACCGCCCTGCTGAACACAGGGCTATCTGAACAAATGCAAAGGACATAAAAATGACCAGTCAACTCATCCCCGTATTCAACGGCACTATATCCAACGAAACAACTCTTCTCGTTAATGCCCGTGATTTACACGAATTTTTGGAAGTACGTCGTGACTTCTCTACATGGATTAAAAATCGCATAACAGAATACGGCTTTGCCGTTGATGTCGATTACATTTTGGTTCACCAAAACAGGGGGATCAAAGGACGTGGAGGCGATCGCCGTAGCAAAGACTATCACCTCACCCTCGATACAGCCAAAGAAACGGCGATGGTCGAGCGTAACGAAAAAGGCCGCCAGATACGCCGATACTTCATCGAGTGCGAAAAGAAACTTCGCAGCATGCAACCAGCGCAGCAATTCACAGACGAAGAAATCATCCTCCTTTGCTATATGCAGGTACAGATGGAGAATGCGCAGGACATCTGCAAACGTCTGTACCCGATATTGAAGGAACTGAACTCATCATACACGAGCAAGCTGTATGACATCGCGTTTGAAACTTTTTACACGGTGACGAAAAACAGAGATGTACTGCTAAGGGAGGCGACACGACTTGACCAAGCAAGCGCCCTTTTCGAACGGGCAAAACCAATGCTGAAAAGCCTTCGGGCGAGACAATTCGAATTTTAATCATCAAAGGAGCTTCGGCTCCTTTTTTGTTGGAGAAAATAAACCAATACTCGCTCCCTTGCGAGTAATTGCGGAGACTTTGCGATGTACTTGACACTTCAGGAGTGGAACGCACGCCAGCGACGCCCAAGGAGCCTTGAAACAGTTCGTCGATGGGTACGCGAGTGCAGGATATTCCCTCCTCCGGTTAAGGATGGAAGAGAGTATTTGTTCCACGAATCAGCGGTAAAGGTTGACTTAAATCGACCAGTAACAGGTAGCCTTTTGAAGAGGATCAGAAATGGGAAGAAGGCGAAGTCATGAGCGCCGGGATTTACCCCCTAACCTTTATATAAGAAACAATGGATATTACTGCTACAGGGACCCAAGGACGGGTAAAGAGTTTGGATTAGGCCGAGACAGGCGAATCGCAATCACTGAAGCTATACAGGCCAACATTGAGTTATTTTCAGGACACAAACACAAGCCTCTGACAGCGAGAATCAACAGTGATAATTCTGTTACGTTACATTCATGGCTTGATCGCTACGAAAAAATCCTCGCCAGCAGAGGAATCAAGCAGAAGACACTCATAAATTACATGAGCAAAATTAAAGCAATAAGGAGGGGGCTGCCTGATGCTCCACTTGAAGACATCACCACAAAAGAAATTGCGGCAATGCTCAATGGATACATAGACGAGGGCAAGGCGGCATCAGCCAAGTTAATCAGATCAACACTGAGCGATGCATTCCGAGAGGCAATAGCTGAAGGCCATATAACAACAAACCCGGTCGCTGCCACTCGCGCAGCAAAATCAGAGGTAAGGAGATCAAGACTTACGGCTGACGAATACCTGAAAATTTATCAAGCAGCAGAATCATCACCATGTTGGCTCAGACTTGCAATGGAACTGGCTGTTGTTACCGGGCAACGAGTTGGTGATTTATGCGAAATGAAGTGGTCTGATATCGTAGATGGATATCTTTATGTCGAGCAAAGCAAAACAGGCGTAAAAATTGCCATCCCTACAACATTGCATGTTGATGCTCTCGGGATATCAATGAAGGAAACACTTGATAAATGCAAAGAGATTCTTGGCGGAGAAACCATAATTGCATCTACTCGTCGTGAACCGCTTTCATCCGGCACAGTATCAAGGTATTTTATGCGCGCACGAAAAGCATCAGGTCTTTCCTTCGAAGGGGATCCACCTACCTTTCACGAGTTGCGCAGTTTGTCTGCAAGACTCTATGAGAAGCAGATAAGCGATAAGTTTGCTCAACATCTTCTCGGGCACAAGTCGGACACCATGGCATCACAGTATCGTGATGACAGAGGCAGGGAGTGGGACAAAATTGAAATCAAATAATGATTTTATTTTGACTGATAATGACCTGTTCGTTGCAACAAATTGATAAGCAATGCTTTTTTATAATGCCAACTTAGTATAAAAAAGCAGGCTTCAACGGATTCATTTTTCTATTTCATAGCCCGGAGCAACCT